AAAATTTTTTAGGAGAGTCAGTAAATAAATTTACAACAAATGTTTTAAATTCAAAACAAAGGTTAGTGATTACACAATGTTGGGCAAATAGAAATCCAAAAGGATCTAGACATCATGAACATGTGCATCCAAATAGTATTATATCTGGTGTAATGTATTTTCAAATAAACGAAAAACTACCACCAATACAATTTGCAAAAACAAATCAAGATGCGATGAAACTAGACCCAGAAAAATACAATCATGTAAACTCAGAGTCTTTTATGCTGCCATGTAAACCAGGTGAATTAATATTATTTCCATCGTCACTAAAACATAGTGTGCCTATAAACCAAGGAGACGAAGATAGAATTAGTATATCTTTTAATACATTTAGTATAGATGCATTAGGATCAGAACAAGCTTTAACACATTTAGATATAAGGAGGATGATGAATGAGCACAATTAAAGATTACATAATGGTAGTAAACAAAATACCAAAAGAACTATGTGAGGCATTAGTAGATGAATGCAACACAAAGATATGGGAAAAACATAAATGGAATAATTATGCTAAAGGAACTTTTGAATCAGAGCCCACAAAAGAATTAGATGTTATGGCTTGCACAAAAGAACAACAAGCAAAGATTACACCTTTTCTTATAGAGGCTTTAAATAAATATCAAGAGAAGCACAGTTGGCCAGGAGAAAAGACTCAAGGACCATGGCTCAGTAAATTCAGTCCCATACGTTTTAACAGATATCAAGTGGGGACTATGATGAGAGAACACTATGATCACATACACAGTATATTTGATGGTCAAATGAAAGGAGTGCCCATAGTATCTATTGTAGCTAACCTAAATGAAGACTACGAAGGCTCTGAATTCTATTGCAGAGGAGAGGAAATTAAGTTAAAAACGGGTGATATACTACTGTTTCCTTCTAATTTTATGTACCCACATGAAGTTAAGGAGACGACAAAAGGCACACGATACTCGTTTGTAAGCTGGGCCTTTTAATATATAATGAGGTTATATGCTACAAAAAATAGGTTTTCAGCCAGGTATAAACAAACAAATTACAGCCACTGGAGCAGAAGGTCAGTGGATTGATTGTGATAACGTTAGATTTCGTTATGGAACACCTGAAAAAATTGGTGGTTGGAAACAATTAGGAGGTGATGCACTTACAGGTGCAGGCCGTGGACTTCATCATTTTGTTAATACACTAGGTAGAAAATACGCAATTATTGGAACAAACAGAATTTTATATGCATTTTCTGGTGGTGTCTTCTATGACATACATCCTATTAAATCTACAACTACTTTAACGAGCGCGTTCACCACGACTAACGGATCACCGACTGTAACAATAACTTTTAGTGGTTCTCATAATATTAATGAAAACGATATAATTTTATTAGATAATTTTTCTACGATAACTAATTCTAATTTTGCAGCTTCAGATTTTAACGATAAAAAATTTATGGTAACATCCGTTCCTAATACTACAACACTTACAATTACCATGCCCTCAAATGAATCTGGATCAGGTGCGACGACATCTGGTGGTATAAGAGTGCAACATTATTATCCTGTGGGTCCAGCTGTACAAGCAAAAGGTTTTGGTTGGTCGTTAGGGTCTTGGGGAGGTCAAGTTGCAGGAGTAGCTACAACGACCATTACAAGTGGTATACTTAGTGGTGCTACAACTGGAATTATACTAACAGATGCATCTCAATTCCCAAGTTCTGGAACTAACTTTATAAAAATAAATAATGAAGAAATATCTTATACAGGCATTAGTGCTTCAAATGAATTAACAGGAGTTACAAGAGGTGTTAGAGGAACAACAGCTACAGCTCACAACGGTGGAGATACTGTAACTAATACAACCGATTTTGTGGCTTGGGGTGAAGCTGCATCTGGTGATTTAGTTTTAGAACCAGGCATGTGGTCACTAGATAATTTTGGTAATAAAGCTATTTGTTTAATTCATGACAGTGCTGTTTTTGAGTGGAACTCTGCAGCATCAAATGCAACATCAAATAGAGCAACAATTATAACTGGTGCTCCTACCGCATCAAGACATATGTTGGTATCCACCCCTGATAGACACTTAGTATTTTTTGGAACAGAAACAACTATCGGAGATACCTCTACACAAGATGACATGTTTATAAGATTCTCTGATCAAGAAAATATTAACACATACACACCTACAGCAACTAACACTGCAGGCACACAAAGACTAGCGGATGGATCACAAATAAGAGGGGCAATTAGAGGTAGAGATGCAATCTATGTTTGGACTGATACTGCATTATTTACACAAAGATTTGTTGGATCTCCATTTACATTTGCCTTTTCACAAGTTGGCACTAACTGTGGGTTAGCAGGACAGAATGCTTGTGTTGAAGTTGATGGTTCTGCATACTGGATGTCAGAGAATGGTTTCTTTAGATACGCAGGTAAATTAGAATCATTACCTTGTTTAGTAGAGGATTTTGTTTTTGATGATATAAATTTAGAGTCTGGTAACCAAATGGTATCAGCCGGATTAAACAATCTTTTTGGTGAAGTCATGTGGTTCTATCCAACATCCTCATCATCTGTTGTAAACAAGATGGTTGCATATAATTACTTTGACTCTTCACCACAAAGGCCAGTATGGACAGTAGGAACATTGGCAAGAACAATGTGGCAGGATTCTGCTGTCTTTGGTAAACCACACGCAACAGAATATGATGCAGGAACAGATACATCCTTTGATGTTGTAGGTAACACTGAAGGTAGAACAATATATTATCAACACGAAACAGGGACAGATCAAGTTAAAGGTGGAGCAACAACTGCCATAGCAGCTAATATACAATCTGGAGATTTTGACATATCTCAAAGAGGAGCAGGAGGTGGATCTGGTGTTGCAGATCTTAGAGGTGATGGTGAGTTTATTATGAAAATTAGAAGATTTGTACCAGATTTTATTTCTCAAACAGGAAATACTCAAGTAACCTTGAATTTAAGAAACTTTTCAAACGATGCTCAAGCTAGTTCTGCATTAGGCCCCTTTACAGTTACGTCATCTACTAGTAAAGTAGATACACGTGCAAGAGCTAGAGCAATTGCATTAAAGATAGCTAATACTTCTACTAATCAAAGTTGGAAGTTAGGCACTTTTAAATTAGATATACAACCGGATGGTAGAAGATAATGGCAATAAATTTTAATGACTTAAATCAAGGTAGAGTAGGCATTATAGGTTTAGATAATGTAATCGCTCAACCATCTATTGCTCCATCACAGCAGGCAGGACTTTTAGAATTAATTACACCTAATTTTATGAAAAGTGATGAGCAAAAAGCATTAGAGCAAATACAAGATTTAAGAGAACAAGAAAATCAAATAAAAGGATTAGGAGAGGGTGCTATAGAATTAAAAAAAGATGAATTACAAAACATACAAAAACAAATAGAAGATTTAAAAAAACAATTTCCTAGTGACACAGCAGTTCAAGAAGCTTCTTTAACTAATCAATTTGGTTTTCCATTAACAGCTAGTTTAGATACATCTTTACCAAACATGTCTAACCAAAATTTAGCGAATATGTCTAATCAAGAATTTGAAAATCTTTTAAACAGTGTAGATTTTAGTAAAGCAATGGATTTAATTGATGCTAGACAAAAAGGAAAAGATGCATTAGATACATCTGGAGTTACACAAGCTATTGAAAGAGCTAAAGAAAGAGAGGCTTTAGATATAAGAAAATTCACGTCTCCAGGCTCAATACCTGGTTCAGTGCTTCGTAGCACAACCACGACAGATCCCATGGATATTAGAGAACAAAATAGATTAGGCAATTTAGCCGTAGATGAAATTTTAGGAAATCGAGCTGTTACTTTTGATGCTCCTTACATGTCAACAGCTTTAAAAATGGTTCCAAAACCAACTTTTGGAGATAGATTATCTAGTGGCATTAATTTATTGAAAACTAATTTAGGAACTGGGTTTAATAAAGTAAAAAGTGACATAGGTAGCTTTATTGGTTCAGGAGGTTTTGGAGGTATGGCGGCTAGAGCTCTTGGAGGTATACTTCAAGCCGTTCTTCCAAAAGAAAGTCCAATGGATAAATTTAATAAACAATTTAGTGTTCAAAATTTAGGTGGAGATCCTTATGGATACTATAATGATTTAAGAGCAGGTAACTTAACTGGTCAAGATCCTTTTGGCGTTAACACAGTTAGTGGATTTGGTGATTATCAAAAACATTACAGAGATTATTTAAATGCATTTAATACTCAAACTAAATTTAAAGGATTATATACACCTAAGAAAACTAGTAAGTTTGCTCAAGATAAAGCCGACTTTGCTAAAGAAGTTTTAGGATTAAAGAAAACATCACCAAACATAACCGGTACACCTTTAATAGTTGGTGGGTCTGTTTTTGAACAAGACAGAGATAGAGACGACGATAGAGGTTCAACAGGTTCAACAGGTGGCGGAGGATTTGGAGCAGCAGATTTTGGTCCTGGAGATGATGAGTTTGGATCTTTATAATGGCTAAGATAGTACAAGTATTAACAAGACCTAGTGAAGAATATGATTTAGGTACAGCAGAAGCACAAGTCAGAGATATTGATGCTATTATAGAAAAACTAAATACTACTTTTCAAGAGGAGCTAAAAGAGGAGATAGAAGCATTTAATTTCTTTGCACAATAATGGCTAATAGATTTATAAATAAAAAAGTAAAATTAACCACCACAGATAATACAACAATATTTACTGTGCCAACTGCAGCAACATCTATTGTTAGATCCATACTAGTGTCAGAGTATGCAGGATCAGGGTCAAGTATAACTGTAACATTAACAGACTCTGATAGCACAGTGTTTAATTTATTTACTAGTAAAACTATAGCATCAAACGTTACAACAGAACTATTAACTAACCCTTTAATATTACAAGAAAGTGAAGTATTAAAAGTACAAGCAGCTGATGCCAATAGACTACAGGTTATAGCTTCAATATTAGAAGTAGAACCTAGAACAGTTGTCGGAGCTGCAGCATCATAATGAAAGTAATTAAACCCGCAGAAATTATAGAAGAAATATCTAACCTTAAAACAGGAGAAAAATATAAAAATGATGAGGAGTGGAAAACTAAGGGTATACCAGAATCTGACATAAGAAGAGACATTAGAGTAATCATGCCCCCGCTTGACTTATTTGGAGAAACCAAATAAAGTGTAGTATTTCAGGACATTCGCGCCTGCCACAATCATCAAACTTGACGGAAGTATGGCAATAACAAGAGGACAAATGCAGAGACAATTAAGACAAAGTGGCGGTATTATGGATGTCGCGTCTGGAACTATTGGCGGTGGAGACTACGCAGGTATACCAATGGGTAGTAGAACTGGTTTTGGATTTCTTAAAAAACTTAAAAGAAGAGTTAGAAAAATAATACCAAACGAAATAGCAGATGTTGCAGTTAAAGCAGCACCTTTTGTTGCACCATTTAATCCTGCAGTTGCCGCTGCAATGGCAGGTATAGGTAGTTTTGATCAAACAGGTAGTATTAGTGATGCATTTAAGAGAGGTGCATTGACTTACGGTGGTGGACAATTAGCTAGATTTGTAGGTGGTGCAGGATTTCAAGGTAATCCATTTACTCAAGGCGGTGCATTTAGAGGTGGTCTTGAAGGATTTAAAGCAGGCTTTAGTTCTCCATTAGGAAAAGAAACTGGTATAGGTAAATTTTTAGATCAAAGAAACCAACAAGCGGCCGCAAAATCTATCGCTGAACAAGGAAAAGGTGTTTCAGAAATAGTTCCTGTGGGAGGAGATGCAGCTGTTGCAGAGGCAACTTACGGTGTCAACCCTAATATTGTAAGTAAGAATCCAGTAAAAGGAGACACTAATTTTATAGGAGAGTTATTTGGTAACATTAAAAATAAAGATTATGCAGCTGTTGGTGACCAACTTCTTGAGGGAACAAAATCAATTGGTAAAATGATATTTTTTGATAACGATGGAAACGTAGATAAAGCAGCAGTCTTAGCAGCGGCGTCTATGGCAGCTAGTTATAAAGAAGCAAAAGAATTAGCAGATGATGCGGGTGTCGATATAACTGAAGAAGAATACGATGAAGCTAAAAAAGCAGATAAGAAAGAAGAGTACGCAGGTTATTTACAAAACTTCTTTGGTGGTAAAAAAGATGGTGGAAGAATAGGCTTTGCACGTGGATCAGATAATGAACCTGATGAGATTGAAGAATTTAAAAAATTAGTAAGTGGTGAGATTATTGAAAACGAAGATCCAGACATGAAAGACATGGACGATCTAATGGCTGGTGGTGGCATTAGTTTTAGTAGAGCAGAAAAATCATTTCTATTTAGAAGACTAGGTGGATCTGGTGGTAGAGAAAGATCTTATACAATGCCACAACTTTATAGAATATTAAGTAACCCAAATAGCCCTAGTAATATAGGTGATGCAACAATATTAAAACAAATAGCAGTTGTGGGTCTTGGTGGTAAAAAAGATGGTGGTAGAATTGAACTTGGCACCGGTAGCCGTCCATCTCAATTATTTAAATTATTAGAAGAGGCA